CAGACGTACTGCGCTGCAGGAGCGAGGGATTCGCCAATTCTCGCTCTATCTGCATCGGTGTAGTTGTTAAGGGTAAAAACCCAGTTGCGAGATCGAGACATTCCGCAAAATAAGATGACTGCTCAAAACTCATTGTGGTCCAAAATTATGACGGACACAAAAGTTTTGGTGGGAACTTTTCGGTGGATAGGCCATTCCAAAAAATGGCCATATCCTCCCGACCAACAGGAAAATCCTGTGCATCCCATTTGCATCACGCACGGTGATACCATAGGCACTAAGAAAAATGACCAAAATCCTGCTGACCCGCAGGATATATTGTGCGTCCAACTTTCGCAGTGGGAGGCTCATGCCCAGCCCACTGCACAAAAGTCGGTGCACAAAAGTGACATAGGTAATACTAAGCTATGTCACAAAAAATTTTTTTTATTAAATTACACGCCCATGGGCTTTAAAATACTTACGACGCCACAACCATTGCGCTTTAGCAGCAGGAGAATACGGTTTAGCATCTGGTGCAGTCCAACCTACATAACCTGTGTTGCTAAAGCGCCAATTATTATTGTGCTTAAAATTCTTATAAAGATTGGAAAAACGATGGCGAGTCCCAAGGCGAGACTGAATAAATCTAGCAGCATCAGCACGCCACGCGGCAGCAAGCTTTCCAGAAAAACGTTTAGCATATGGCATATTAGCGCAAATTAATGGGACGTCTCTGATTTCTTACAGGAAAATGTGGGTAATTATTCCAGACACGTCTCTGAATAGCTCGACGTCTAACGGTACGGCGCAATTTATACGCACGAAAGGCTTGAACTATAGAGCGAGCAGACCGAACTTGATTAGCGCGCGCCAAATTCAATGCGCGAGGCCACTGAGGATTCCGAAACATGCTAATTAATGACGCTTACTTAAAACCTTAAAACCTACGACGCAAGATACGAGAACGCGTACGAGTTGCATAAGGGCGCCGAATAGTGAAACGTCCACGTCTTCCAACCCGGGGTCTGCGGACGGCACGTCTCGCAACTCTTCCTCTTCTACCATAACGTGGCATGATGCAAAATTATGTGGAGATCACAAATTCTTATTATGCTCCACCCACAGTGCTCAAAGGGCCCATAGAAATTAAAGCAGTAGAATTAGCACTGCCACGAGTAGCCTGGCCGATATTAGCAATATCCTGCGTAGCCAATGTAGAGACCGTTTGGCCGGAATCATAATGTGAAACGTCCAAACGACCATTGACATACGCAGTCTTATCGACCATGCTAATATACACGGGATGGCATACCTCCTTGAACATGCCAGTTACAGAACAACTGGCATCTGTTCCACGTCGATCAATGACAGCCGACAATCCAGTCCCGGCTTCGATAAACGGAGCCGGAACGCCGGATATGGCAATACTCACAATGTATGACAAATCATCCACGCACGAGCAAGCAGCATCGTCAGCACTAATAAAATTAGCAGGAATAGGATTGTACGAAATAAACTGAGCATACTTTCTGGCATCGTAATCAATTGCCTGCAAAGGCATTGACCACGACCTGGTACTACCAGCAGAGATAATAAACTGATCACGAGCAATCTGCTTAAAAGAATTGGAACTATCAGCAGTGACAGCACCACCAGTAGTAGTGACCTTGTAATGACTTAATGCTTTCGCAGGAAGAAAAGGACCGCGAGCATTAGTCGTTACATCAACAGCCTGGGGAGGTTGACCCTGAAAATTGCATTGGTTGCTGTTAGCATACGAATAATTCAAATATCCCGTTTGATATACTTGAACCAATTGATCCTGAAGTTCGGCTTTTGTCTTGGCTTCATTCTTCTTCAAACGAGTAATAACAATATCAACAACAATAGGATTAGTACCATCATTGTTAAAATTGTATGACACCTCACCCTTACCCTGCTGGCTGCGATAATAATAACTTGCACCAGCAGTGTGATTAGTACCAGCTTCCACAGTACTGGGCGGTGATACATTTGGAAAACTAGTTTGCGTAGTACCATTTGCTAACGGTGCATTATGGTACACAGCTAAAGATCCGACAGTAATCGGGGTAACACCAACAGTACCCGGGCTAATATCGCAAATCTTCATTGGATTCGCATTCCAACCAAGATTTTCAGTGGCCTTCCTACTCATACGAGTATACATAAAATCACCATTCCTAGGATAACGAAAAGGTGATTGCAAAGTACTATTCAATCCACTACCAGTAGCAGCATACGCACTACCAGTAGTAGTTGACGGAGTCCCAGCAGGACTAGGAGTTAACTCCTGACCAACCTGACGAACGTAACTCTTATCGGGTCCTAAAGTTTGATTCCACGTAGTGGAATTACGACCATACAAAACGTTCGTAAACGCAGTAGAAGTTAAATTAACGTTTTGTACTGCATCCAATACGTGGCGAAAAACGTTATGAACTACGAAACGATTAACAGGGACGCTGTCAGAAAGGCTGACATAAGAAGGAGGGGTCAATTGCATCTTAAACGCAAAAGCGTGAGCTGCAAGTTGCCCCTTATAAAGCGCAGCCTCGCGTCCGAAAGCATTAACAGGACTACGCGGACCAGGAATCTCGCCTGTTTTAAAACGAATAGAATTAAGAATGTTCTGACGCTGAAAAGAAAGCTCAGCACCTCGCCCAGGAGCAAACTGCGCAGGTACAATCGCTGAGGCATCCAGCGCTGGACCTTGCGCTTTACGCGCTTCAGTACGGCTACGTTTAGCAGATGCCTGTTGCTGCGCAAACGACTGCTTCAACTGAGCTTTACCATATTGATAAGCCTCGCTAGCTAAATTAATTCCTTCATCCTGAATCATTTGCTGAGCTTTGGGAGGCAAACTTTCATATGCGCCATACAAACTATTGAAAAACGGCGGTCCCATTGCAAAATAATGACGAGTTCATAAATTCTTATATCTACAGTGGGTCAAAGCCCCCCACCATAGCAGGAGCAGGTGGAGGGGCTTCGCCAAAAAGCTTAATCTCGCTAATCCTTCGCGTGAGTTGCAACAACGTGCCCTCGCGCGAAGCTTCTAAACCAGCATACACGTCCTGAGGTGATCGCGGACACGTAATGTAAATGGTAGTCGCGGCAAAGGGAACCATTCCGCCTTTAATCTCAACGTCCATTGGGTAGACATCAAGAATACGAAGCAGATAAGAATAAGTCCACCAATCGCCGCGATAATCATCAAAAATCACGTTCTTCTGACCGCAATAACCATCGAACCACTTATTGCCGGGGGCTTTCATAAAGTACGGTTCGTCTCCGATCGCTTCATAGACAGCTCTCGTCTTTCCACTGCCAGCGGATCCGTACCACCAGAGCACCCGCACTTGTGGAAATAATCCATCGGGTTGGCGTACACGGGGCTTTGACTGAACAATGGATTGCAAGGCGCGGATTCCGTGGTGGTAACGAATGAAGTCGGACGGGTACGCTTCCGCGATGACCGCAAGTGTCTCACCTTCTCGTAAGCGCTTGCCAATTGTAGCAAGATCTGTGCGAGATCCTTGTCCTGGTCCGTCGGGCTTGACGCCGTGCTCCGTGATCCCAAAGCCAGCTCCGGCGTCCCGGGTGTCGTCCTTGGTACAGTAAGCATAGGCTTCGGCAATGGTACCCCGCATGGCCTCGAGATGCGCTCGGTCGGAGATAAGCCTCTTGACTCCTCCAAAGACTCGGGGATTCTCAAAGACAACGAGACCTTGGAGGTGAGGGGTGCCCTCTGCACCTCGCTCGGGTTGATAACAGACGTACTGCGCTGCAGGAGCGAGGGATTCGCCAATTCTCGCTCTATCTGCATCGGTGTAGTTGTTAAGGGTAAAAACCCAGTTGCGAGATCGAGACATTCCGCAAAATAAGATGACTG